TGATTTTCATTTAAACCTTTATTAGATGATAATTCATCATATAAGTAAAATATTTTTTTAATATCTTTATCACCCAATACAAGTTCATTAAAGACACTCATATTAACTTTAAACAAATCTTTATTTTCATAAGATTCACTTAAGTTTTTTTCTATTTTAGATTTAATTAAACCAAATTTCATAATTCTTTTTTATTATAAATATTAGTCACCTAGTAATTTTAACAATTCATCTTCAATTACACCCAATGAATTTTTTCCTTTTGATAAATCAATATACGAATCACCAACTAAATCATCACTTTCTAAAAGTATATTTAAATTATCATTTTTCTTTTCTTCCGGTAATGTTTCGCCACCTGGTGCTGGTGGTGGTCCGGCTTCACCTCCTGGTGGTGGTCCACCAAACTCACCTCCCATTTCTCCTCCCGGTGGTGGTACAGGTGCTGCACCTCCAGCTTGTGTTGACCCACTAACTGTTTTATATAATTTATCAACAGTATCAAACATTCCGGTTCTTGTGATAATAGTTGCGGTATTATCTAATTCAGCCGATACTGCTCTTTCTAATCTTATTTGTTGTATATCAAGTTTAATATCTTCATCTGAAAAACCAAATATATGTTTTTTAGCCCAAGTTGCAGAAGTTGCTTGTAATGATTTTGGAATTTCAGCAACAAGTTCTTTATATAACGCAACTTTTTCTTTCCAAACCTCAACCATTAACAAGTCAGCTTGTTTTGATGGATTTGTAAGACCTAATGTAAAATTCTGTAATTCGTCCTCAAACCCTAATAAAAATAAATGAATAATTGCAATTTTATTTAATTCCGAAATTATACTTTTTTGTATTTTATTAATTGTTCTTGCAAAACGAATATCAAGTAATGCCAAGTTCTTTCCATCACCAAGGGCTTCCTCAAACCCAATGTATGCTTTTGGTATTCTCAATGCTGTTACAAGTTTCTTTTGTATGTATTCAATATCAGCGATTTCAGATAAGTTTTGTGCTCCAGGTAAGGTCTCAATCGGACTTGCTGCCGCTGGGTCTCTAACCGGAATAAAATAATCTTGGTCAACAGCCATTTGGTTAAATCTTAAATCAACATTTCCGGTTTTAGAATCAACCACCTGATCTCTTTTAAATTTATTAGCAACACGATTAACATAAGGTTCAACATCCTTATCATCCATATTACCAACATATACTTTAAATACTCTTCTTTCTGGGGCTCTTGAGGTTCTATATATTAACATCGCATCTTCAGACAACATTAATTGTTTCCAGATACGACGAGCTTTTTCTAACATTGATGTTCCATATGGTAATTTTCTATCATCACCTAATAATCTAAAATGTGCAACTTCCCAAGTATTAAATTCCAAATTTTTTGTTTTCCAGTGAAATCTTAAACCTTTTTGTTTTGGGTCTATTTCAGCATTTACCGATTTTGCTGCCATACCTCTTTCCAATCTTTCAATTTCAATGTTTGGTAATTGCATACAACCAACAACACCCTTTTCTGGGTCCAGTTTTAAATAAACAAAATTATCACCATATTTACATGTGTTTCTAATCCACATCGGTAAATTTGTATTTACATCAAGTGCATTTATAAATAAATCCTCAAGAATTGTTTTAATTCTTTTTGACTCGGAATAAATTTGTAACATTTTACCATCTTTATCTGGTGTTGTTGACTCTTCGGAATATATATCAAGTGCTGTTGATATTTCTGGTGTAAACTCCATTGATTCGTAATCGTAAAATGATGCTAACCTTGTTGGTTCGTAATAAACCGCTTGCGTATAAAGGTTATTTTCAATTTTTGCCCATTGACCGGCAAGATACATTGTTTGTTGAGCTTGTAGTTTTTGTTTTTCAAATTCAAGTTTGTCATTTGTTTTTAATAAAACATCTCTATCAAGCTTATATGTTGGGTAATCTTGGTTTAATAGGGAATTTGGACCAAAGGTTTGTGATAACCTTTGCCATACCGTTAAATTATCTTTCTTATTTTCCATACTTATATTTTAAATACTTTTAATTAAAAGCAAATGTTTTAACACCATATTAAATTATCAAATCCTTGTGTTACAATGTCACCAAATCCTTGAGTTTCAATATAACAAGTTTCAACTGGTATTGTCGTTGTAGTTGTTGTAATTGGAACTAAAACAAAATTATCTTGTTCAGAACCTTTCTTGTTAAAAGAAGGTTCAAATTTTTTCACATTATAAATATTCTGACCGGGAACAACCAATCTTGAACCGCCAATCAAATTACCAGACCTTTTTCTTCTCTCTAATCCCATTTTTTACATTTTTGTTCCAAACAACCAACCATATTTTATATAATCATTTTTTGATGCTTCATTGCTTCTATTATGATTTTGACTCGGTCCGGTTGGGATGTACGGGTTAAAATTTATTACTTCTTTAACACTTTGATTTTCTGTTACAGTCCAAGAATCAATCATAACTTTGGTTTTTTCCACAACTTTTTCTAGTTTTGAGAATGATGATTCACCAACATAAATAGCCATAGATATACCCATAATAAGGTCATCGTGTTGTCCTTTTTGGTGGTCCGGTCTTCCATTAACATAGATAAATGTGTTCATTTCATTATAAAGTCGTGAACTTCTAATTTTGAACTTATGTCTTACATATTCCTCAAATGCCGCAATAATTTGAACTCTTTTGTTATTAAAATTAATTCCAGGGATTTTATCTTGTGCTTTTGGATTGTATGCCCAAATATTTGTTGAATCGACACCATCTATGTAAAGGTTTTTATAACCAAGTTCTTGCATTTTTCTTACAGTTGTAACACCCATACCACCGGTAATGTCCACAACACAAAATGCGTTATACATTAAACCCCACTTATAAGCAATTTCGGCCAAAGTATCTGGGGGAATTTTTCCAACATATTCAAATACTTGTTCTCTATCATCAAAATCAATGATTTGTATTGAGGAAAAATCTTCACTATCACCACGAGAAACGTCAACACCCATAATGTATTTATGTCCTTCAACTGGTTCTTTCCACATCCAAAGAGCATTTCCCATCATTTTATTTGGGGCATCTTGGATTGTATTTTCTTTAATATAATCAAGTTGTTTTCCGTCAAAGACATTATCTCCAGAACCAAGAAATTCACAGTTAAGCTCCTGATTTATTTTTCTTTTATCATATTTTAATTTTTTAACCATTTTTTCATACCAAGATGAACATGGTTTATATCCTTGTGAAAAATATTCTTTTATTTTTTCGTAATCTCTATTATATGGGTCCGAATCCTCAAATGAAACATTACCGGAATGGTCTCTTTCTTCTTTATGTAACAAATAATCAACCATATCATCTGTTGGGACCAAATATAAATCTTTTGAGTATCTTGGGTCTTTCCACCAAAACATTTCAGAAATTTTAAAGTTATTAACTCCTCTTACAGCCTGGTCATATATCTCATAATAAATCGGGTCATAACCATTTGGTGTTGATACAACAATTACTTTACCACCAGTAGATAGTGATGCCATACAAGCCGCCCAGAAATCACCATCAGCTTCGATAAACGCGGCCTCATCAAAAATAAGAATTGTCGGTGTATAACCCCTTAACGCATCTCGTGATGTTGCAACAGCCTTTACCTCACAACCATTTGTTAATTTATAATGTCTTTGTGAATTTTTATCGGCAGAAAATCCGGTTCCAACCCAGCTAGGCCATTGTTCAACAAAGGCTCTAATTTTATTTGCCATCTCCATTGATGTATCAAGTTTATTGGCAATAATTAGAATTTTTTCTGGTCTTTCTTTTTTTGCAAAAACTAATCTTTTTGATGTCCAAGCAGCAGTTACTGTTGATACACCGGCCTGACGATATTTTAATGCTATATTTTCTTCGTAGTCCTCATAATCTTTTAGTAATGAAACCTGATCTGGGAATAATTCCAAGGGAACATATTTTGATACAGTATTATCATATGTTTGTAGATATGTTCTTAATGCGTATGGAGTATCCTTCATACACTTTACATACTCTAACATTACTTGTTCTTTAGTTAATCCCATAAAGATATTTCTATATAAATATCAAAACCCCCAAATTATTTCTAAAAATGGGGGTTTATTATTATTTAAGATTTTTAGTTTATAAACTAACTATCTTATATGTTAAGTGAATTTTAATATCACTATCACCATTAGCTGGGTTGCCGTTAGGTGTTGTAATTATTAAATCAGTATTTAGTGGAATTGGTATACTATTATCTATTGTAAAAACATTACCACTAAAAATACTTGAACTAGTAGAACCTAAAAAACCATCTTTAAAGACACCTTGTTCGTTAACATCTAATGTAATTGAAAGTGCTAAACCATTAGTATATGTTGTTGTTTTATACACCATTGAGCCAACTAAAGAAGTAATAACAATTGATTTTCTTTCACCCTGTGCTGGCACAAGAACAACTGGATTTGAATTTAGATTTAGAATATCTTCTGATGGTATTGCCACAGTAATAGTGTTTATTTCTTCACCGTTAATTGTTTTTGCCGAAATTTTATCTACATATAAAGGCATAATTTTTTGTTTTTAATTTGTTTATTTTTTATTAATTCTTTAAGAAGGGCTAACAAAAATTGGGTTATAACCAATATTACCGGTTATACCTTTATTTGTTGTTGCAATAACAATCCAATCTTGATAATTCTCGTTTAAAACGGTGGGTTTATTGGGTTAAAACCAATATTTCCTGTTGCGCCAACATTAGTTGTAGCAATTACAATCCAATCTTGATAATTCTCGTTTAAAATAGTTGTTTTGAATAATGTACACCCAGCACCCACTCCTGCATAGTCTTGAACAGCTAAAACCGAACCAACTGGTAAAACTGTATAAATAGGGTCTACTAAAGATGCTTGACCTATAACTGTAACAACTATTGGAATTGTTATCTCAACCCCATTAACACTAACTTCTTTTGCCGAAATTTTATCTACATATAAAGGCATAATTTTTTGTTTTTAATTTGTTTATTTATTAGTTAATAATTCGTGTAATTCTTCTTCAGTCCAAGTTTCTTTAGCTTCAACTTCAACAAGAACACGTCCTTCTTCGGTTTTAAATTTAATACCTTTTGGCACTTGTTTTATTTTTTTTATTTTGTGTTCACCTAATTCAATAGGTTCTTCGTATGTAAATAATACTTTTCTTTCTGTGTTTTCCATCTTTTATTTTTTTTTATTTTATTTATGCAATTTTTAATATTCCAGAATCATTCCACACAGTTCCAGCACATAAACCAACCGCTGAAGTAGGTATTGAACTGAAATGTAAACAGTTTACGTGTAATGTACAATTTGCAACACTACAAATATCTGAACCAACAATAAATGAACAAGTGTGATCAACCGAATTACATCTACCACCTAAAATACCACCATAAGAAGAACTTACTGTATTGTAGTATCCTCCAGAAATTGTTGAGGCGTAGCCAGATGTTGTATTATAATAACCACCACTAACTGTTGAATAATCAGCACTCGTTGTATTATTTTCACCACCACTAATTACTGATGAATAACCTTGGGTAATTGTATTATCGTCTCCACCACCAATAGTTGAGTAACACGAACAAGAGTTAATTGTATTATTTGCTCCACCACCAATTGTTGATGCGTAAGCAGAAGTTGTGTTTTCATATCCACCACTTACTGTTGAGTACTCACCAGATGCTGTGTTTTCTCTACCACCACCAACTGTCGCATAACCAAAATTACCAGCATAAACTGTTACAGTAACATCATCAATACCACTTACCCCACCTGGAAATAGACTACCATCAAAAAGTAAGACATCAAAATCCTCATAACCTGATCCACCAGAAATAATCTCAATATTTCCTAAACCACCATTAAAATAAAATGAAATTTCGGCATTATTACCATTAATTGTTGAGGCACTAGTTGGGGAATATGGACCAACCCAACCAACGTTTAAAGAACCACTATAACTGTAAGAGTCCCAACCATCAATAATTCCATAACCACCAGCTTGATTATCACGACCACCAGTGATTGTTGAGTATCTAGCTACTGTTGTGTTACATCTTCCACCACTAACAACTGAATAACATCCGATTGTAGTATTACATCTTCCACCACTAACAACTGAATAACATCCGATTGCTTCTGAATTAATACCAGATCTTACTGTTGAGTTGTACCCTGATCCAGTTTGATAAAGATTCAATATTGGACTTCCACTAACTAATATTGAGCATGTGTTTATCCTATCTACATATAAAGGCATAATTTTTTGTTTTTAATTTGTTTATTTATAAGATAAATATTTACATTTTTTAAAAAAGAATTATTTTTTCTTTCTCTTTTAAAAAGAAAACCCCCAATCAATGAAAGGGGGTTTAAATTAATTATAGATATATTTTATAATCCTAATTGTGATAATAAATCATCTTCATCATCATCCTCATCAAAATCCTCATCAGAAGTTTCTTTATACTTTTTGTATTCAGATTTTGCTTTTGATAATAATTCTTCAAATCTTTTTTGTGCTTTTTGATTATCAGATTTGTCATCAGAAATAACATTAGCAATTATATTTTTTAAGAAATCTTCAGCCGGAACACTATAAAGGGCTTGTTCAAAAAATGGAATGTATTTTTTACCATCTGGATCTAAAAGTAATTCTTCTGGAAGTAATGTTCTCATTTTTCTTACAAGTTCGGCCCCAACTCTAAAATTCATTGGTTCATTTTGCATTGTATCTGTTTGTCCAATTACAGCACCAGCCATTGTAGGGTCCATATCTTTCCATTGAGCTCTTGATTGGATCATAGAAAATGATTTAAATAACTCGTGAAGTAAAATTGGAAAAATAACACCATTTGCATAATATGTATCATTTTCCTCTTCTTCACCACCTTGTTCGTCATCATCGTCGTCATCGTCATTTGGTTCCATTTTACCAGCAGCACCAGCGGCATTTCCACCTAACATCTCAATTAAATCTTCATCGGTAAAATACATTAAATCATTTGCACCCATAATTTTGTTGTACAAAGGATATAATCTAGGATCAATAGCGTCTAACCTATCTTTATACATTTGATAAGCAAATTGACCTTTCTTACCTTTACCCATTATAATCGCATTGATTACGTTTCTTTTTTCAATTTCCAATTGTTTTTGTTCTTCCGGTGTAAGTTCGTCAATATCAAAAGAAAAATTAGGTGGTAATGGTAATTTTTTACTTTCTTTTGGTTTCATTTGAAATATTGCTGGATTAATTCTTTGTTCACCTAAAAATGTAAGCATATTTACAAAGTCAAACTGGTAAACAACACCACCTTCTTTTCTTTCTTTTGAAACAAAACCTTCAGCAATTGCTTCTTCCATATTTTTGTTATATGGAAGCCACCCTTCTTCTTTGGCCGCAATCTCCACAGCTAAATCTCTTAATTGTTCCCTATGTTCCGGTTCAATTTGCATTGATTGTTGGACTGACATCATTTGTTCTAACTGAATCGCTCTTTTAACTCTTGGGTCTGTAATATTTAAATCTGTCTCATAATATCTTTTAACGTAATCAACAATTTCTTTAAATCTTCCACCCGCTAATCTTTCAACATCAGAAACACCTTTTCTAAATGCTCTATTTTTTGCATAAATTCCTTCTGGATCCTCAATTCGTGATTGAGTTCTTGGGTGCATTCTTTCTGGGTAATCACCATAATCAACCGGCGCTTCCTTTACAATTTTCCTAACTAGTTTTTCAATATCTTTATTTCCCATTATTATACACTTAATACTTGCATTATTGCTGACATAAATTCACTTTTTTGTTTTTCCTTATCAGCTTTAGGATTTTCTTTTACACCTGGGTTTGGATCCTTAAAAGGATTTTTCCTTTTTGGTGGATTTTTAATTCCCGGTTTTGTTGGTGCTTGTTTTTCTTTTGTACTATTTTCTGTCATACCTAAACTTGTTATTTTTCCGATTGGTTTTTTCATTTCAATTCCTTCTTCATCGGAAAACATAGACATTTTTTTAGGTCTTTTCAATATCATTGATTCTTTTTTTTCATTAAGTGTTTTTAGAAAATCACCTTTTGTCATAGATGGATTAATATATTCATCTAACATATTAACAATTTTATCTTCCAAAAATTTTTCAAAATTTTCGTTTGTTTTTTTCTTATATTTTACTGTTTTTTCTGGGTGTAACTTTTCTGGCATTTTTTTATAATCCTTTTTTGATGTAGACGCTTCAAATTCATCTTTCATTTTACACCATTTTTTTTGTTCTTTTGTTTTTCCATCACCACACTTTGCATAAAACAATTTTTGTTGTGCTTTTGATTCAAACTTTTCTGTCATCTCACCTTCAGCTTGAGTTACTTTTAAATTACCCCCAGTTACAGAAACCATAGTTTTTTTACTTGGGTCGGTTGGTGGTGGTACTTGTACACCCTTGCCACCAGATACTGAACTTATTGGTGTTGTATATGTTACTTCTTGACTAACATTTTTTTGCCAATCTTCTTTTGTTTCAAATCTTTCCGCTAAAACTTTAATTTGATTTTTATTCATTTTTGAGATGGTATTAAAATGAATACCATTCTCAAGCAACACATTAATATATTCTTTAGTTTTCATATACTATTTTTTTTTCAAATTCTAACACAAGATCTCTCTCATATAGTTTATCTTTAACATTTTGTTCTGTTTCACCGTAACGGAAAACCAATCTTTTAACTAATGAAAAATCCAATTCTTCTTCTTTTTCCCAACCTAACGCAATAACATCATCAATTGAGTCTTGAACTGAAAAAACATCGGAATCTTGGATTAAATCCATAGTAATATTACTATTCATTAATACACCGACCTTCTTAATATGTTCAATATCTGGAGGACTTGGGTAACCATTTGCCGGTCTTACCTCCCAACTTTCACCCCAAACGTCAGTTAATGAATCAGAAAAAATGAATTCATAAATGTTTTCACCCTTATAGTTGGGTCCTAAACCATTTATGTAAATCAAATAATTCATTCAACTTTTCCTTCTTTATTGATTTTGTATTTTTGTTTTCCTTCTTGAAATAAAAGATTTCCTTTATTTGTTTTACCAAGTAAAATTGAATTTGGTTTGTTTTCCAAAAATTTTAAACTTCCTCTTTCTTGTCTAACCGATTCTGCTAATCTTTTGATTTCACTTCTATTTTCTTTATATAGTGGATTTGATTTTTTTATAACATCTTCAGTTAAATAACTTTTTAAAATTTTATCAACTTTTGACTCGTTAAAAATTTCATCAATATCTCCATATGAAATTCTACTTCTACCACCTCTTTTTCTAAAAGGTATATCTTCGTCTTCTATTGAAAAATCACTTCCAGTGTCTTCAAAACCAATTTCACTTCTACCGTAATTTTTGTCAGCATCTTCTAACCAAGACATATCTTCAAATTCATCAAGTTCACCGCCATAATCACTGTAAACATTCATTTGACCTATATTGTCTGACATTTGTTTTGACATTCTATTAGCAATTGATTTACCAACAACACCCATAT